CGTTATCGCCTTTGATGCTAAACGAGACATGGAGATGATGGCGATGCTTGTTAATCCCAGTATAAGTTCTCCAGCGCCAAGCGCTTTTGGCGCTTGCAATTTTGCCGTCAAAGATGAGATATGAGATGCGCTTATCAGACTTTGCCAAGAGACGAAGTTGATCTGCCACATCGGGCATGAGGTCGGGCTTAGGTCTGCCGGATAGATCGCGGTCAATGTCAATGGCACGAACCCAGCCCTGTGCATCTGGATTATGGTCAGACTTACGAGCTGAGTGCCGACTATCGCCGATCCAGCCGTCCGAGGTACGATCACGATCGCTGAAGCAGTCATCGAACTGTTCCCTTAACTGCGCACCGGCTTTGCATAGTTTGGGCTTCATGCAAGCAATAGTGCCAGTTCATCTTGGGTAAGTCCTAAGCGATCTGCAATAGCAGCCTTAGCCTCAGCCTTCTCGGCTGCTGCTTGTTCCTCATCTGCCTTAGCCTTTGCGTAAGCGATAGCATCTGCTTCGCGCTGCTTGATTTCCTCGGCTGTAAGTTCTACTTCAGAGACTTCGCCTGTCTCGCAGTTTACGATGATCTTTGTGTCTGCCATTTTGTCTCCTATGATTTAGATATGCCGTAGAGTGAAGCGGTTGAATACTGAACAAAGTTATTTGCAGCCGATAACGATATGGAAGTTATTGCCGCAGTATTAGACCATAGCCCTGCATCTAAGTTAGCAAGCGCAGAAGTTGAGTTATTTTCTGTAACGCTGTCGGCTGAGTAAGACTTATTGGCTGATCCAGCATAATTTGGAATATAGATTTCGAGGTTTCCGAAGGTGTTTGCTGTGGCATCTGCCGCTGGCGCATCTCCAAAATAGCGAGTTGTGTTGTTATAACTGGCTGCGGTGCTACCAGAACCTTGAAGCAAACGATAAGAATAACCAGTCGTTGAACCGTTGAATTGAATTAAAAGCGACTGTACAACTTGTCCAGTCAATGCCGTACGAAGTGAAGCAACTATTTTTAAATCTGTGTAAGTGTTAGGTATTGAAGTAAAGTCAATAGATGCCGCACCACCTGCCCCAACGGTTACGGTGCTGCCAATTTGGATATAAGTTGCCATTATGCCGCCTTAATTCCGTAAAGGGTAAAGGTTGAGCCAGCGAGCATGCTGCTTGCAGCCATATAAAAGGTGATCGAATTAACCGCAGCGGTGGAACGCCATAGACCAACCCCTGCCAATACCTCACCTGTGCCTTGACCAGATCGGGCGATTACTGTTTTGTTTGTTGTCGTGTTGGAATAGTTTTGGATCTGCACTATGCCAGTTGCGATCAGGGTCGAAGGTGTACCCGATGCAATAGGCGAACCGAAAATACGAATGGAAGGTTCGTTTGCTCCATTGTAAGAATAAGCAGTTGTGCCAGAACCGAGCAAGAAAGTGCCTGAGTAATTGTTCGCAGTATCGCCATTTATTCTAAAAAAAATGCTGTTACCTGCTGCTGTTGTGCCATAATTAGCAACTACGACCAAGTCTGTATAAGTGCTAGGAATGCTACTGAAAGTGTAAGTAGTAGTCGCGCTTCCAAGTGTTGTAGTCGCTATTGGTTCATAAGTTTTAGCCATTATTTGACCCCATAAAGCGCGAAGGTAGAATTGGTTACAAAGTCGGCTGAACCGCCTTGAGCGTATAGAACTATTGAAGTTATAGCCTCTGGAGTTTTAAACCATAGACCGCTAGAGAACCGTAAGTCTCCGCCTGCGCCGTTAATATCTGCACCGCTTAGAGTTCTAATAGTTTTGTTCTTGTTGGTTGAGGTGTAATCCAAGATGTCTATAACTCCTGCGCCGAACATCGAAGCCCCAGCCGATGCTCCAGAACCGATAGCGCAGTTAGATAAAGTATCCGAAGTTGTCGCACCTGCTCCAGTTCCAGAACCGTCACCGTAAAGGAAATGCCTTGCATAGTTGGACGAACTATCGCCATTAAACCTTATAGAGATGCTGTCTGTTCCGCTTGCTCTGGTCGAGCGCGAGATATACCTAATCTGTAAGTGTTTATATCCAGAACCGATACTGTTAAAGGTAATCAAGTTTTGGTTGCTGCCGAGAGTTACGGTCGCAATAGACTCATAATCGCCCACCGCGGGCGCTGCTCCGCCCATTAAAGCGGCGATATTATTGAGCATTAGGCAATAGCCCCCACGATGTACCAAGTATCTGTGCCAGTCTTGATGCAGGCGGCTGACTTATACTGAGCAACTGTTGGAGCGGCTGCTACTGCACCGGCTGAAAGGACTGTGGTTGTGCCTGATGTAACGGCTGAGATAGTGCAAAGTCCAGCGCCGATGTTGAGAACGGTAATAACTGTGCCAATAGGAAAGGCTACGCTTGCGTTGGTAGGGATCTTGAACGCGATAGCGGTTGCCTTATTCATAATCTCTAGGCTCTGATACTGGTCATTCAAGACCGCTGTGTAATCGCCTGTGTTGGTCGTGATCGTGAAGTTCACTAGACCGTTGTACATAGAAGCAGAAAGGACATCGCCTGTTGCTGCTGGAAATCCGACTGGTGCCATTTATATCTCCTAGTACGCCATTATGTTAGTGCCGATTATACCTGATATGTTCGAGCCGATGATGAACCCTTCAACGATCGGTTCGAGAGTTGTCACAGTTACCTTCATGGAATTGGGCGTGATATTCCAGTCCAGTCCTTGCGCTTGCAAAGTCTTGACAATGGTTGAGCCGTCTGGCTGAACATTGGTGATCTTTAGATTAGAGAAGTAGTCAAGTGCCAGCATGGTTGCAGTAGGAACTGCTGGATCAAGCAGATCAACCGTCATGGCATCTATTCGGATCGTGGTCTCAGCTCTAGTTGCCACATAGATTTTGGCTATGTTTAGCGTATCTGCATCTGTTTGGGCTACTAGGTTGCTTTGATTAAGTTGATGCGGGAAGTATTTAGCGATCGAGGCTAAGTTCTCTGATACCTGCTGAGTGCCACCTACGCGAGTCATGCCAGCGCTGTTGATGATCAACTTGTCATCGAATGCGAAAGTAAGGTTGCTGTAAGGAATGCCAGTAGTCTGATTAAACTCGATCGGAGTCTCGCCATACTTCTTGATTACATTCGTGCGGTTCAGGAATATCGCAGTTCCTTCAGAGTTGATATAGAACGCACCCTGCTCTGAGAACTCTGCGTTCTTTAGCGCATCGAGCGCTGTTCGAGAAGTGGCAGGATCAGCCAAGCAAGTGGTATTGCCTGTGTCGATCGTGCGCATGGAAGCAGGCCATTGAACTTGCGAAAGAATGCGGTTTATTCGAGTGCCGGTATCTTGCCCAGCTGTGGCATCTGCCACCGTTGTAATCCCAGCTTGTTGCATAAGTCTAAAAGCATCTGAGCAGATTATGTCAACATAGCCTGTCTCTTGGCCTTGAGGATAGGTGTACTTGTATTCAGTCGTATAGCCAGAGAACAGGAAGTAACCCACGCCGCCCACCGTTGCTGACACACGCAGCTTGCGAAGCGGAGTCAAGAAGCCAAAGTAAGGAGAGTTCACATTCTGTGGATTAAAGTCAGAGTTAGGATCTAGGACTCTGATAGTTGCAGACCCAGCCTCATAGGTATCGCGCATGATATTGCGACCACGCTTAATACTGATCTGTCGAACATTCGGAGTCAGATCGACCGTAGGTTCTGGAGTAGTTGTCGAGGCTAGTGTGCCTGTACCAAGAACGCCATACTTCTCATCGCCAATAGTAAAGGGATACCCGAAGGTAGCGCCGCTAGTAAAGTCGAAAGATACGGATATCTGCGCTGGAAGTGCCATTACCCGAATGACCCGCCTTGACGAAATATGGAAGCGAACTTAGCCTGCAATGAGTCATTGAGTAGGCTGTCGCGGATAACATCGGTTAGAGCTTCTTGAGCAATAATTGAGCCAGCATTTACATTGACTGTGAACTCGACCCCTGCTGCGCTTGTTTGTGTCGATCCTTGAGGTAGCGAGTATTGCTGACCAGTTACGCCATAACCTGAAGCCATCGATGTTGGCATGACTTGTACATTACCAGCAGCAATGCGACCAACCTGTGCCTCGATCATGTCGAGATAGGACTTCCATGCTGTGAATGGGTTCTTTGCATCTGGAAGGCTTGCTAGATAAGCAGATAGTTGCTGTGATAGTCCTTGAGACTTGGCTAGTTCCCCGGCAAGTTTAGATGCCTCTGAAGTGTTGCCGGTCAAGATAGCCAGTTGAAGTTCTAAGCGCTTGCGTTCCTCAGCTGAGATATCGCCCTTAAGTGCAGCAATGATCTGAGTCTGTTGAATATCAAATAGAGTGCCAGCCTTTTGCAACGCTGTCTGCTCTTTGATCGCTTTAGTCTGCTCTTTGGTTGTCTTGAGCAAAGCATCGCGGTTCTTTTTTGCTGCCTTGTCGGCTGCTGCTTTAGTTAATTCTGCTCTGATCGCTGGAGTAATTCCAGACATATCTCGGCCGCGGTTCATCTCGGCTTCACCTATTGAGCGGAAGGCTTGCAAGTCACCACGCGCTAGGGCTGCTAACTGACCAACGCCAACGCCAAAGCGGCGGACGAAGGTAGCAAGTGCAGTAGAAGTCTTTTCGATTAGGTTGAGAGTGTTAGTAAGTCCACCTTCTCCACCGCCGCCAAGGGCTGCGAGTGCATCTAGTAAGCCACCACCGATAATCTCTTTAGCGTTGTTGCCTGCGACTGATAGGCGTTGCAAAGCTCCTGCATAGGTATCAACTGCAACGGTAGCCTGTCCGCCGAATAGATCGTTGATGCGTGTTTGGACTTCCTCGAAGGACATGGCCTTAAGTTCTGCTTGAGTTAAACCGATGCCATATTTGGAAAGGGCGCGAGTCTGTCCTACATAAGCCTTAGATAAATCTCCTGCTACTGATACAACATCTGCGCCGCTTGCTGCGCTGAGATCAAGTGCCGTGCGTAATAAATCTTGGGCTTGGCTGACTGACCCCACGGTGGTCAATAGTCTCTGAAAGGCCGGGCGAAGTTGATCATCGAGGACACCGAACTGCTTTTCAAGATCAGCAATAAAGGTACGAACTGAAGGATCTGCAAAGGCTAAGCCTAAGTTGTTTAAAGACTGTGTTAATACTCTTGCCGCTTTATCATCGGCTGCAAAGGCTTTGGCAGCATCGAAGCTGCGGCGTGCTAGTTGCTGCGCTGTGAATAAACCTAGGTAGGATTTAGCAAGGTTCTTAACCTGAGAGTTAAGGTTAATCGTGGACTTGGCGGCATCTGCAAAGGCTTTTTTACCAGAGAATACCGAAGCAATATCTATCTTTAGATCAGCCATTATTTAGCACCTGTCTTTGCTTTAAACTCAATGGCAGAACTGCCGATGGCTTTAACTATCGCAGCTGTAACTTTGCCTTGATCCTCTGCGAACGCTCTAAATATAGCGCGACCAGTCATCTTGCGAGTTGATCGACCTGCTTGACCTTGTTGGCGTGGGCGAGCATTTACCAGATCACCAGTTGCATTTGCTCGATCTAAGAACTGCTTGCCAGCATTAGGGTTTAGCGACTTGTTATATCCGCGGCCTTCCTCACGATATGAGGCGGGTGTGAACTTAGTGCGAGTAAAGGTTGGTTGACCACCTGGGTTCTTACGCCCTGCGGTCTCATAGATCGCTCCACCGGCGGAAGCGTTGATGATACGCGCTAAAGATACGAAGCCTCGCTTGTTAGGCTTAGAAGGGCTTGTTGAATACTTGATACCACGCTTGGCTTCTGCTTGATCGTACTTCGGGAACACTCGATACTTAACTGTGTTCTCTGATGATGTGGCTGAAGTCCAGCCAGATAGCATTGCAGTATTTGATGGCATATAACCACGAGCTGTATTAGTGATCGGCTTTAGCGCAGCCGCCATCTGCTTAGTTGTGGCCTTGGCTAGATCAGGCTCAAACTCTCTGAGGGCTTTGCGAAGTTTATCAGCGCCTTTTAACTCGACTGGCATCGCTCTGCTCCTTTGCTTTGTCCTTCAGGGCTTGTAATAAAGTCCTGAACATTGTGTGATCTAGTTCAATTAAAGTTTGGGGCGAGAGTCCAGTCTCAAGCGATAATCTCGCTACGAGATAGGTGAAGGACTCCCGCGTTACTCCAAAGGGTCATCATCGAGAACCTCGACTCGCGCCAATGTTTCGAGGAATGACTCTCCGAAGGGTTTTACGGTTTCACCCGACCGACGAATTGCTTCCCAGCAAAGCCAATAAACATCGCTCTGCTTTTCATCATCTCTAAAGGCCTTATGAAAGCCCTTCTTTGCATATTGCTCGAAGGCGTACTCGATCGCCGGAGTGATCTGGTACTCGTTAACGCTTCCATCTGCCCTTGTTACCTTTAGTTTTGCCATGCTTTTGCCCCTTAGTTATTTATCAGGAAGTTGTAATTGCGATAGTGCCGTTAACATTCCAAGTAACTGACTGAGTTGAAAGATCTGCAACTGAGCCATTAATTGGTGTTGTGTTGTTAACTAGGCAAGACATTGTGTAAAGCGGGTTAGTTGCTGAAGTAGCAGCTGAAGTCTGCTTGACTGTAACAGTTGTGCTTGTTCCCCAGACTGAGTTCAATGTCTGAAGTGTCTTAGAAGTTGCTTCATCATTAAAGAAGTCAACGGTGATGGACGATGCTTCCAAGCCCTTTACGAACTTGTGGCCTGAGTCTCCCATTGCTGTTACTTCTAGTTCATCGAATGAACGGTTGATAGTTACAGATGATACGAGCGATGATAGGTCAACCGCATTAACAGTTAGAACTACCCCATTGCTTAGATATACTGCCATTTGGTTTATTCCTCATCTTTCTTAGTTGCTGTTTTAGGTGCTGCTGGAGCGATCTGACCTATCTTGATCAGGAACGCTGCGTTGTCTTTTTCCCATTGTTCAAGGGTCATAATTAACTCCAACTCGTTAGGACTGAGACTTGCAGGGAGCAAGTCAGTAGATCGCCCGATGCGGCATTAAGAACGCTTGGAGCGCTCACATCTCCCACATTATAGACGATCGAGGAAGCTGCTAGTTTGTTAAAGACTGCAACTAGCATTTCCTCAATTCCGTTTAGGTTGCCTTCATTGTCTAGCAAAGGCACGAATATATTTATATTAAAGTTAGCAAGAGGCGCGACTGTGTTGCGGCTGTTATTAGTCGGAGTCAGGTAAGGATCTGCCGGGCTAAGAACTACGCTATTGACAATAGGTGTAGCAGGCGGGAATGAGAATACTGACCAAAGTGAGTTATCGACTAGCGCTGCTGCAATAGTTGCGCGAAGAGTTGAGATCGCTGCTGTCATGGTTAGCCAACCATGCTGCGCGGATCGAGGTAAGGTGCAAGCAAGCCACGAACGCGAGCAAGTAAAGTGTTACCCATGCGGTAAGGACTTGGGGCGTATCCGTCAACTGTAACGCCACCGCTAGAAGGCGCTTGCCGAGACTGCCAGATATCGATCGAGATCATCAGGCTGGCTTCTTGGATCGCTGGAATAGTCGAATAGTCTGCATAAGTTTCAGCAGCTGCAATTCCGTATGGTTCAACTGAGTGATAAGGATTATCGCTAGTGTGAGTTGTAGTTATTGTAAATGATCGAGTGCCAACGCCTGTAATTGTCTTTGTGCCGTTGTACTTAGTGCCAGCGCCAGAAATTGTTACTGACTGACCGACATAAAAGTAGTCGCGAATAGGTTGATCAAAGTAAAGAGTGCCGACTGTGCCGGTATTGCCATGAGCGATTATGTATTGCTGATTTTTCCATAGAAAAGGCAGAAGGACATTATCTGCGGCATCGCAGACTTGTTGCAGGACTGCATCAGCATAGAGAGTGCCAACGCCAAGGGCGGTGCGTAACTCTGAGACTGTAGTAAGTGCCATGCTTCCTTCTTTCTAAAGACTGGCGGGGTAGAAGGGCACTACCCCGCCAGCGACTTAGTGAGCGTTAATTACGCCTTGTTGTTCTTGAATGCGCCAGCGCCGACCTTAGTAGCGATAGCACCGAAGCCGTAGTAACCGATGGTGATAGAACCTGCGGCTGTTGACTCTGCACGGAGACGGTAGTTTGGTGACTCGTACCATGTGTAAGCATCTGGGTTGACGATGAGGATAGATCCGTCTGTGTCAGTTCCCGCAGCTGTGTTAGGTGTTACGAACAAGTTGAGTCCTGCAACATTGCCCTGAAGTGCTGTTGGAGTTACTGCTCCGCCTGCGTTCATTGGGTTTGATGCTGTGTAGATAGGACGGCCATTGTCATTAAGAGTCATGATGTTTGACCACTGTGAAGTGTTGACGATCATGTTGCGAGCGAATGGATTTGGAAGTCCGAGAGTTGCGTTGTAAACAGATGCTGAACCGCGAGCAACAATTCCTAGCAATTCTGATGCTGTTGGATATGTTGTTGTGGTTGTGCCGTCTGCTGTTGCGCCTGTGATGATCGCTGCGTTAACTGCTGCGTCTGTAGCCTTTGCGTAAGCAGCGCCCATGTTGCGGATCAGTTCATCAAAGAATGCTGGTGATGTGCGATCTAGCAATTCAACAGAGAATGTCTGTTGTCCGGCGTACTTCTTAACATCAACTGACAAGAATGATGAGTTCTGGTCTGTGTCTGAGAATGCTGCGTCCTCTGCTGTCACTGCAACAGTTGGCATTGCTGTGATCTTAGGGATTTCGAAAGTCATACCTGCATCTGGTAGAACGCCGCGTGAGATCGCTTCGATCGATGGGCGGATAGTTGTACCAAGTGGGTTGATGATTTCTGAAAGTTGACGAGTTGGTACGAGACCAGCGTTGTCAGTTGTGTTATCTGCTGCAAGGATATATTGACGAGCTGACTCATCACCTAGCGCTGCGCGGATAGTGTTTTCTGCATACTTTGCTGCAGTTAGTTCAATGCGTGGCTTTGAGTAAGCCATTGCTGTTACAGCAGGGCGAGCAGCTTCAACTGCGGCAGCCTCAACTGTAGGTGTTGCTTCGACTGCTGAAGTGGTTTCTTCCACGGTGGCTGTCTCGCTTTCTGTTGGTTGG